GCGGCCGAACGCTCCTCAGGGGTCATTTTTCGGGGGTGGTTGTGGAGTGTGGGGGTGGTGTGGTGTGGTTGTGGGCGCCTAAGATGTTGTTTATTGGTGGGTTCAAATCCATTTTGGACGATGTTTGGCGTTGTTGGGGGATGTGTAGGGGATGTAAAAAGATTGAGTAATTGGTGAGAGTAGTGAGTGTATATTATGTTTAGACGGTGCGAGTGAGCTTGCCCACCACAAAGACAACCGTCGTCTTGTCAGCCGAGTTGCGATAGCACGTATACATCGTGAACGTGCTGCCGCCAACCTGCAGCTTGTCCGAGATACAGAAGCCAGCCGTCTTCTTCCAGGTCTTCACTCCCATCACATCGTTGTACGACAACCGCGCCGCCTTATTGGTCAGGGCTGACAGCAGGAACCCATCTGCATCGGCCTTCGGCTGGCGGACTCGGGGAGCATATGCCTTAGCCTCGGCGAATGTTGCGAACTCTCGCCAAACAACCGTGTAGTTGTCTTCCTCATTCGCAACGCGAAGGACGGGCTCCTCCGCGTCAGCGCGGCTGACAGCCTGCAGCGCGGAGCAACCACGCTTCTCGCCCGCGCCATCAACGATGTTGTTGTGACGAACAATGAGGGCAGCAGTCTTCTCATCAGTCCACCACGTCAGCTTCCCCGGGTACTGCGGACACTGCTCCACAACTCCGGCGAGGCGGCCAGCCTTCTGCACAGCGGAGTTCTTGTCGTCAATGCGCCCCAAGATCATGTCCGTCCAGATGAGCCCAGCGCTTCCGTCACGAGGAGCCCAGTGGAAACCAAGTCCGCGGTCAACCTTGCGCCGACCGATGCAGAAGAGGGGCTTGTCGTGGAGGCCAAGTTCAACGTAGACGGTAAACAGTAGCTGTCCGAACTTCTGCCCCTTGGCTGAGTACTTCTTCATCTCGTGTCCCGGGCGGTAGACGCAGATCCCATTCATGTTGACCGTCACCGCGTAGGCGCCCGCGGCGTTGCGGCGGCGCGCGAACTCTGTCATTGACGAGCGCTTTGCCGCGCTATTGACAATTACCTTGCGGAACCCCTGCGTGCCGTTCTTGAGCGTGACCGTTCCACTGAAGTGCTCTTGGTTGGTCTCTAGGATGCTCTCCGCATATGCGTCATTGTTGTCCTTGGTCCGGTGGACAACCTTCTTGATCTCCGCATCCTCAGTGTGGAATGCCCGGTAGCCAGAGTGCCCGGCTGGGACCGGGTACATGTAGGCGTTTGCGCACTCGGGGTACTCTGCATCCAGCAGGTCCCCCTCCGTAGCAGTTACAAAGCCCAAGCGGTGGAGGGCGCGATCGTCATTCACGAGGAGGTCCGCAAAGCGCCCGCGGCAGGGCGGGTAGACCTTGTCGGCCTCGTCAAACACTATTCCGTAGCGGAGTCCGGGTGCCTGGCCAGTTGTCATGCGATCATGGATGTGCTTCATCAGAGTCTTAACCTTTTCGATCTGCTTCGAGTTGTTAAGGAACACAATCACCGGCATCTCTCCTCCAAATGCTGCGTACGAGTCAACCTTTGACTTGATGGCGTCAACATTGTCTGCCGTGTTGCTGCTCAGCAGAAACTTCTTGCCGACAGGTCCGATCAGGTCAAAGAGCCCCTCCGCAGACTGGTCGGCGAGCGTCTTGTCATTGTCCACCATGAGGAACGCAACGACCCGCCTGTCCGGAACGGCAGCCCACGAGTGAATCTCCTGCGCCGCAATGCGCAGCTTTCCCTTCTGGGTGTTGTACAGCACGAAGAACGTCTTGGGGTTGTCAATCAGGCAGAGGAGGATCTCCTTCTTGGCAGGAGAGTCGATATGGACCACATCCGACCACGAGAGCCCCTGTCGGGACTTGTAGTAGGTTGCGCCATCAGTCGTGGTCTCCTCTTGCACGTGACCGAGCTCGACGAGCTCATCCAGCACCGAGTCGAATGAAGTCTGCTCGAGCTCGCACATTTCGTAGAGTGTGTCAATGTCGTAGAGAGCAGGCATCTTGATGATGTAGAGAGTGTAGGAAGGTGGCTGATTCGGTTTGTAGAGGAAAGTTGAAGGCGGTAGGTATATCGTTGTTGTGATAGACCTAAGACGGTCTTGTTTGGTCAGATCAAATCCATTTTAGACGATGTAAAAAGATTTTTGGGTTGTGACATGTGTCACGGGTTTCAGACGGCCGGCTCGAGTTGATCCACGATCGCCATCAGGAACTCGGTGTAGGCAGGGTAGCTCTTGAGTTCATCCATCGGATGTTCAAGAACGTCCTCAAAGAATTCTGCAACCCCGATGAGCCTAACATCACCGTACGACTTGGCCATGAGCGGCGGGATGTCGCCCACGCGCAGGTAGCGCAGCGACACTAAGAAGGGCCGCACCGCGTTCTCCGGGTAGGCCTCCACGAGTTCCTCATTCACTGCAATGACCTTGGCAATCGTGGCCTTGCGCTTCTCAGTATCCAAATTAATGTTGGACTTGAACTCACCGTAGATGATGGCCCGTGCCATCCTGCGCAGCCAATCGCGCTGGTGCTCGCCCTTCTTGGCCTTCTTGGGACGCAGATCTTCGGCATTGATATGCCTCGTGGCATACAGGTTGAGGATTGACTCCAACTCGTTTCCGAGCCGAATATTTGTGGACTGCGAGACCTTGCGAGTGAGGAGCGAGCACAGGCTCGACGCGTCCTCAGTGCTCTTGGACTTCAGGCTGGAGATGTAGGTGCGGACGAGCGCAGAGCGGAGGAATGAGTTGGTTGCCATTTTAGAGTGTGTGTTGGAGACCTGCCTCTCATTTTTTTTGGTCTCACCAAATCCGTTTTGGACGGTCAGTAGTTCTTGATGATGAGATGCACCGTGTTGATCTCGTCGCCCACACGACCCGAGTGGAGCTTGAAGGCGTACTTCTTTGCAAACTCACCCCGAATGTAGCCGGCATACAGCTCCTCGATAAACGGGGTCTTGCCAATGATCATCAGGCACTTGTTCTTTGTGGTCTTGAAGCACTCTGCGAGGCGCTGATGGTGCTCGCGTCCGAATGTGCAGTACCCATAGTCAGTGAAAGTGCTGTCATACGGTGGATCGAGGAAGACAAAGTTTCCCGGATCATCGAAGTCGCGAAAGATCTCTTCGAACCCGCCTAGTCGAATGTCTGTTCGCTTCAACAGCTCCTCATACTTGGGATCGACAAGGTCCTCGTAGTTCACACTCTTGTAACGGCCAAAGGGGATATTGAACTTACCCTTTTTGTTGTATCGCAGCATCCCACGGTAACAGGTCTTGCGCTCATAGTAGAACTTGCAAGCGCGCTCGAGATCATTCGTGGGCTCGGGGCCGTCGCGAACACGATAATACTCCTCGTTATCATTCGGATGAGCTGCCATGAACTCGTGAATGTCCTTGCCATGTCCAGCTCCAACTGAGCGGTACAGGGCAATCAGGTCTGGATGGACATCGGCAATCACTGCAGATTGAGGTGCAAGATGAAAGTAGAGTGCGCCTCCACCAATGAATGGCTCAATGTAGCGGGTAAACTCGGGGATATGGGGAGAGATGTGCGTGAGTTCGTCGCGCTTGCCACCACTCCACTTGATTAACGGAAGCATTTGTAGATATATGTCTTGATGTCAGAACTTCCGTTTTAAACTGTGACGAAAAACGGATCTCAAAATATGCAACTATGAATACAGTGGTCACCATGGCACACCGCAACGTCACTCTCGAGCAGCTCCCGAAGCAAATGATCTCCATTCGTATGCTGCGTGACGCATTTGACAAGTGCACTCCCTACAACTGCCCGTCCCGAACTCGGCTGAACTATTGTTACCCATACTACTCGTGGGACACGACCCCGTTGGAAGATATCACAATGGAGCATGCCATTCGAGTCATTCAGTACTGTCTCCAGGACACAGAGTACCTTGATCGGTTTGCGCTCTACTTTACGGGGGAGTGCGTGGCACCCTACGATGTGATTGCATCGTACATCGCTCAGCCCTTTGTCAAGACATAAGCCTTGTTCAGACCCGTGAGTTCCGCTGTGATGTGAAACAGCGCGCCTGCAAGAAAGACGGTTACCCACTTGGAGAACCCCGCCTTCTCGGCGACCCAGTACACCGGCAGCAGAAAAAGGCCAACGAGAAGAGCCTCAAGAAGAAAGTACATTTGTATTCAAAACGGATTTGATTTTTTGCTTGGGGATTTACATTGCTAAGATGGACACCAACATTCGCAACGCAATCACGAAGATCAACGCCGACTTCAACTACAACCTGGAGGTGGAGCTGAGCCGTACTCCATTCCAAGCCCACTTCGTATCTAGCCCTGATGCATGGCACGCAAAAATCTACAATACCGAGGGAGTGCTTGAGGTAGAGTTTCTTGAGCGGGATGGCGGTGTCGTCGCATCCGTGATGAACCGTTTCAATCTGACCACTGCAAGGGTAACCCGCGTGATGGATGCTCTCATGGAGTTCATGCCCATTGCTCCGCCCGGAGGTGACTAGATCTTCTCAACCTTCTCAGCGACAACCTTGACCAACTCAAGTGGGGTGTACACAACTGTGCACTGATGCGTTTCTGTCGCACGGCATTTGACGCAGAACACTTTTTCTGTTGAGCAGGGACACTTGAACTCCAGATGGGTCTTCTTCTTGCAATGAGAACACTTGGCCATTCTACCTCCAGCTACCGTTATAAAATCGCATTCATTTTTAATGAAGACGGTCACGTATACAGTGGTCGTAGATCCCGATGTGAACTTTCCCTTGAAAGACTTTGCGCAAGAGGTCGCCATCTGCCTCGCCGATCCGGACGGATGGGAGTCGCAAGGATATCGCTTTGTTCAAGTAAAGTCCAGGCCGCACGTGACAATCCATCTGTCGTCTCTGAAGGGACTGGTGGCAGCCGGATGCGATCATACTCTGTCCTGTGCCGAGTTGGGCGGCAAGCAGATGCATATCAACGAGCAGCGATGGCGCCACGGGGCAAAGAGAAGCGGTCAGAATTTGGATGGATACCGTCAGTATGTCATCTCACACGAAATGGGACATATCCTTGGTCGAGACCACGCAAAATGCCCTGGCCCGGGTCAACCGGCACCGATAATGGTCCAGCAGACCTTAGGACTTCACGGGTGCCTTCCGAATACAAACGTGTCGTCGGGGCTTCCTTCCGGAAATAGGTAACTGGATTGGAAAGGACAATCAACACACAGGCAACCACCAAGCAAACGAGAAACACTTTCAGCATTGACACCTCTACTTATAAAAATGGACAGCATTGTAACCGCCGTGATTGAGAAGTTCAAGCAACGGTCGGAGTTTGGGCAAGCAAAGTATGGAACGAACCTTGATCGTAAGGATCTTTCTATACTTGAGTGGATTGTGCATGCGCAAGAGGAGCACATGGATGCGATTCTGTATCTAGAGAAGCTTAGAACGGAGCTTGCGAGAACCCTTCCGGTGACGGTGCCGACGGGTGACCTTCCGGACGCGTTTGGACGATGAGCGACGACGGCGTCCACCATCAGGAGCCTCGGGGTCACCGGGCTGACCAAACGCCTCCATCGGACCGCTGGCAACCCAACCGGCAATCGGAGCAAGATCGTCAAGCGCTTCGTCTACCTTCTCTTCCAAATCTCCGAGGTTATCTGTGGTTCCGGTCGCGGTGAATACACCCGTATCGTCACCATTGTTGGCAAGGCTAAGAGATAACGTAGTTGCACCAATGAGTCTACCCAGCACCCTCTCGGTGGTAGCTAGCTGTTCCTTAGTGGGCGTCGGCTTCCCACTCGGGCTTGTAGCAGGGAACGTAAATATAAACGAAGGCATTTGCTATTCCGCAATAAAATCCTTAGTTGGTGAAAGGAAGCGACTTTAGTTGCTGTACGCCAGACCACCCATACCACTCATCACGCGGAAGATGTTGTAGTTCACGGCATAGATGCGGAAGTTGAACGGCGTCGACTTGGTCGGGTACGTGGAGCCCGCCGTACGGATGCTGTCAAACACGAGCGTGGTCGTGTCGATGCGCGAGAAGTTACACGTCCCGGACGGCTGGTGCTCCTCGGGCTGCAGCGCAAACGAGTACACGTTGATAGGGTTGAAGGAACTCGGGAAGCTGATGTTGTTCGGCTGCGTCACATAGATGGTGGAGAGAGTGAGTGTCGTGCTGTTGCCAACATTCTCACTGAGGACGTACACACCCGTACCGCCCGTGCCCGCACCGTAGGTCACCGACGAACCGCTCGCGGTCGACGTAACAGGCTGTCCGGCAGACAAGATCGTCGTCTCCAGAGGTACACCGTTCACAACCGACGTGATCAGGCAGTTATCCTGAAGAGGTGCAAGCAGGAAAGACGCCGGCGCAGCGCCCACGACCGCCGCGAAGGTAACCGCCGAGGGCACGAGCAGCAGGTTACCCTGGATGTAGCACGTCGCCGACGAAACCACAGTCGCAGCCGGGTTGTTGTACGAACCAGCCGTCGACGCAAGACGAGTGGGCCAGAAGGCGCCACCCGAGTGGTGCTGGTAGGGCTGGACCTTCCAGAAGTAGTCACCATAGCGCTCGTCGAAACGATCCTGTCCGTTGATCTGCAGACGGCAACGGTCGGCGATATCATCGTAGCTGAACGGAGTTGTGTATCCCACGTTCGCCGTCAGCGTAGAGCCGCAGTCCGTCTTGCGCGCATCCTGGAAGACCCACACCAGCTCCTTCACCGGGTGGTTCAGCGTCAGGTCGATGCGGGTGTTGGCATTCGTCAGCGTCTGCTGAAGACCATACTGGAGCTGGTCAATCAGGTACTCGTGCGACTGCTGAGCAAAGCGACGGCGCTCATCCACATCCAGGTATACATAGTCGATGTAGAGTGCCATATCCTTCAGCTGGGGCAGAGCGGCAGCGGCGGCGGCGACCGAGCTGTAGCCCGTCGACGTCACCAGGTCTGTCGCGGCACCCAGAGTGACGTTCAGGCGAACCTCATGGTACTGGAGGGCGATGAGCGGCAGAGCCAGACCCGGATTACGGCAGAACCAGAATTGCAGAGGGATGTAGAGGATGCCCGGGCGACCACCGCAAGACTGCGCCGTCGTGACCGAGCCACCAAGGTTTCCGCCAACCATCGCATCGAGCTTCATCGAGTTGTCATAGCTCGACGTCAGGTTCTCCCAGAGGAAAAGCCACTCGCCATAGTGGGTGTCGATGATCTGACCGCCAATCTCAACCTCAATCTTCTTGAGGAGGGTGTATCCCAGACGGCGCTGCACATCACCCGTCCACGTCACCGCCACACCACCCTGGACCGCCGATGCAGACGTATCAGGAAGCGTCACCTCCAGGTACGTCTTGTACATCAGGTCGGCGTTGCGGTTGACGACCGCCACCATACGCTGTCCGTAGTGAGGCGAGCCAGTGAAGTTCACGCGAAACGCCTCCATGGCAAAGTTCGTATGACGCTTGTAGAGCACCTTCCAGAAGGTGATGTGGGGATTTCCAGTGATGTAGGCATCCTGCGCACCATAAGCAACGAGCTGAAGAAGACCACCGCCCATTTAGTTTATTCTTTGCGAGGATATATTCTTCTGCCTTTGACACAATGAAGAGTCTCACCCGACGCTTTTGTAGCTGCATAAAGAAGGTGCGCAAGACGGTCAAAAATGAAAAGGGACCGATTGCAATCTGCGTCAAGTCGGTTCTGCAGAAGAAGGGGCGGACGCTGAAGAAATTCAGCTGTGGCAGGAAGGGGCGAGTCGTTACGCAGAAGGCAAAGCGTGCGTAAGGACCCCCTGGGGGACGTTGAACTTCTCAAGTGCCTCCTTAGCGGCCATTTGCTCAGCCTTCTTGCGCGTCGGTCCCTGTCCTCGCCCGTGAATGGAAGGCCCGTCCATGACGAGAACCCGAATGTCCTTGCTGTCCTTCATTGGGCTCAGCATCATGTAGGTTGGCGTGCACCCGAACTCGCGCTGACAGTACTTTTGAAAGATATCCTTGTAGTTTGTCACGGTGGTCACGGCATCCTGAACGTCAATGTATGCCTCAATGACGGTCGTCACAAATGCATAGACGATATTGAACCGATTTCCACAATCCGTCCACAAGGCGCCAATAAAGGCCTCAAAGATATCACCGAGCTTCTGAATATTCCGACGCCCGTTGATGGCCACCGACTCTTCATTATGACGAGAAATGACATAGAAGGCATCTAGTCCGACATGCTGGCACAGAGCTCCAATGCGCTCATTGTTCACCAGCTCCTTGCGAGCATCTGTGAGAAACCCCTGCTTCTTCTCCGGATACTTGCGGCGCAAATACGTTGCTACACAGACGCCCAAGACCGAATCACCCTCAAACTCAAGGCATTCATACGATTCATCCTGCAGGGGCATAACGCCAGAAGGACACGGAGCAAGAGATGCCGGTCGTCCATCGGGCGTGACATAATCTGATCGTTTGACGTAGGTGGTGTGAACCATTGCAGTTTGGAAGACACGTGCATTTGCTACACGGTAATGGGGTAGCCCATGACGGTGTAGAATTGCATGAATATCCTTCTCGGTGAAGAAGCGGTTACGGGCATTGTAGGGAGAGTACGTGTCGGTCATCTGCGTTGTCATTTCCAGATGAAACTTTTATCCATTTTCCTACACAATGGGGGCCGCTCAGTCAATGACTTATACCGAGCTACCCGATACTCCCCCAAAGCAGGACCCCGGGTCCATGATTGAGATCGCCAATGTCCGATACAAGTCGCCCTGGAAGCGTGATATGGCTGTCGGCCTTGTCTTTTTCAATCCAGCAAAGTCCAAGCGAATGCTCATGAACTACTTTTATACTCTTGAAAAACTGAAGTTGGCAGGTATTCCGGTCTATACGCTGGAGCTCGTGTTCAACCGGCAAGAGCCGGAGATCAAGGATGCCTTTCACGTCTACGCCAAGTCCATCATGTTTCACAAGGAGAACCTCTGCGAGCTGCTGGAGCGAAAGATCCCCTGGTATTATTCCAAGGTCCTCTTTTTGGATGCCGATATTGTCTTTGGCAACCCGAATTGGTATTCCGAGGTCTCGGATGCCCTGTCCGATCACGATGTCGTTCAGCCCTTTACCACGGCAGTGTGGATGGATATTACCTACACAAAGGCCACGCAGATCCGCGAATCAGTGATCTACATGAACAGGGAAAAAACCTTTGACCATAAGCTCCATCCTGGATTTGCTTGGGCTTTCCGTCGGTCGTGGTTCCGCAAGGTGGGCTTCTTCAGATACGGTGTTACGGGAAGCGGAGATACCTTGTCGGCCGCTGCGTGGTTGGGCGTCAAGTTTCCCGCCACCTACCTCAAGCCCGCGCTGGTCCCAGCCTACACGGAATTTGACAAGCTGCCCAAGCCGCGAATTACCTGCACATCGGGGCCCGTCTTTCACATGTGGCACGGAACCCACGTCAATCGCCGATATGTGGATCGCCATGCCATTCTAGATGGAATCAAGGACATTCGGAAAGTTATGCACCCGAACTGGACTGGCGTCTTTGAGTTCAGCACCAAGGGTTTATCTGAAAAGCTGGCGGCCTACTTTGCCAATCGGGAAGATGATGGCACTTAAAAATAATATGTGTGTGATATTCATATCACGTTGATGGTCAAGGCCCGAATCATCCTGGCTACCCGTCTGCTGAGCACCAATGGTCATCTTGTGTGTAATCTTACTCGTATCCGGGGTGGTTTCCTTCCACGCGAGAATATCGAGCAGGCCAAGCGGCATCTTGCTGAGATCCAGGACACACTGAGAGAGATTGAGGCGGATCTCGCAGTGTCTAGTTCTTCATCTTCAGCTCAAACCCGTAGTCTGTCTCTACCATCTTCTCCTCTTGCCGTCTGACAATCTCTGTCATGATAGTCTCTGCCTGCGAAGGCAGTAGCTCATCCAAATAGGACTTCAGCTCCTTCTTAGACAATGACCATCCCTTCTTCCATTGATTAGGTCGTTTCACCGAAAAGGTCATCCCCGAAGTTGCAAGATTAATCTTGTCGGGGAGTTCCTCCCGAGACGTTGCGTAGACTGCAGCAAGGTCCAACTCAATTGTGCGACGCTCGTCGCGAAGATGATTGGCCTGAACGTTGATCTCGTTGATCTGACGCTGAACGCCGGCATATGCAGAGAGGATTGGCTTGAGGGACTCCATTTGTTTTGTTCTCCCTCTGACTTAATAGTATCCGTTTTAGAACAAGGAATGTCCTGGTTAGATACCGAGGAGATTGAGCGTCTGCGCACCGTCTACAACAAGGAGCACCCGAAGGAAGACCCTGTGCCGAAGGGAACCCCTGAGGAGGTATGGACAAACATTCAGCATCGCCTTGCTGACAAGTGCTCCACGGGATCGGCCGAGTGCATCGTTGCCTCCCTCATGCAGCGACCCAAGACTCCGAAGGAATGGACGGTGAAACGAGATGAGTGGCTGTCGTCGGATGACATTGACAAAGTAGAAAAGAGCTACACCAAACTCTTTGCAAAGTACTTCTATGTCGGATCCATTCCCATTGATTTTGATCTTCGCAGCGAGACTCAGCAATGTGTCGTCAGCTCGCTCTGCAGTATGAAGTTGCCTGAGCTGGTCAAAAAAGGCCATGAACAGATTGGCATTGTCTTCAATACAGACCCTCACGATGGACCTGGTGAGCACTGGATTGCTCTGTTCTGCGATGTGCGCTCTGACCTTGAGTATCCCCGCGTGACGTACTTTGATTCGTACGCCCATGAACCCGAGAAGGAGATCAAGGTGCTCATGCGTCGCTGGAAGGCACAGTGGGATGCAACGGGTATCCACAAGAAGCCAATGAAGATGAGCTTCAACTCCACTCGGCACCAGTTCAAGGATTCGGAATGTGGAATGTATTGCCTGTACTTCCACTATGCGTGTCTGATGGAAATTCCCATGCAGGCCCGTATTCCGGATGATGTAATGAATGGATTTCGGCAGATCTTGTTTACTCCTCCAAAAATAGAAACTGGGAAGAAGTAATGGAGCTTGCAATTGGCGCCGCACTGATCGGTATTCTGGGCTACACGATTTGGCACGAGGGAATTGACGCCGAAGACAATGCAGCCGCTGGTCGCAAGAGGCTCTGCGATTACTATGTTGCCGGTGGTGTCTTTGAGGATCCGGCGACAGTGATTTCTTCGGGACGGCGTCTGCTTGAGGTCCATCTCTATGCGGATGAGAATGGAAAGCCAATTGTAGCCAAGGCCCCGTTGAACCCTGGATACGATTATACTGTGGACTATTGGACGTTTGATTCGGTGTGTACTGACCTGATCCAGGCTTGGCAGGCAAGCACCGATCCCTTCATTCTCTCCATTGTGCTCCATACATCCAACACCGTCACCCTCAACAAGGCCGCGCACTGCCTCAAGACTACCGTTCATCGTCACCTGGTAGACCATGTCACCGTGACAACCCCCCTGGACGACCTGAAGAACAGACTTATCCTTGTGTCGGATAGCGCGCAGGGAAATGAGCTGGGAGATCTGGTCAACCTGTCGTGGGGAGAGTCTACGGTGCGTCGCCTTCTGTATGGACAAGCCATGCACCCTCGGGATCAGACCGAGCTCGTAGCCTACAATCGCAATGCAATCTCAATTGTCGCCCCTGACCCCAACTTTGGCAAGGAGACGCTGGACCCTCGTATCGCGACTGCGTATGGATGCCAATGGCTCCTCTTTTCTGGAGCAGGGGTCGCCCCGGGGTTCGTTGAAAAACCGGTGGGATTACAATAACTTCTCGCCGAATAAACAAAATGGCGAACAAGTGGCTTTCTCACGTTAAGGCGACAATGAAGGCCCACAAGGGAAAGAGCTTCGGCGACGTGCTGAAGATGGCGAAGAAGACCTACAAGAAGGGCAAGATGTCGGGTGGTGCCGATGGCGACGTTCAGCCGTTCAGCGAGAGCCAGGACCTCGCGTTTTCCGGCCCGTCGGCGGCCAGCCCCCCGGCTGGTATGCTCCGTGACTACGCCCCCGTAGGCGGCCGTCGTCGCTCCCGCCGTAGCCGCAAGACGCGTCGCGGTGGCAAGATGTATTAAAACGGAAGTCAGGCGATAAAGTAAGCAGATCTTACAATGGATCCGCCCAAGACACGTCGTGAGCTCAAGAAGACCGCCAAGGAGAAGAAGGCCGACGTCTACTCTGCACGGCATGCCCGAATACACGTTCATACCCAAGCAAACCCCAAGCCTAAGATGAAGTAGTCTTCCTCTTCCGGCTCATCTTTCTACGATACGTGCGCCGCCTCCGACCACCCATCGTTTTACCTGTATAGGTCGTTACATACGTTTCCATCGTTCCCCTCATTATGGGCTTTCCTAGGGGTGTGAAGTCCCCACCTCCTAACACAAGGACCTCATGATCGTAGTTGAGTAAGTACATCAAGTTCTCATTACGACGGGCTCTCTCCTTGCCAACTTCATCAGCCTTTTCTGAAGGATACAGTCCTCCCTTAAAACTTCGTTCAAACGAAACGGTATCAAGCTGCAAGAGTTTGGCATTCTTGAGAGTGATCTCAAAAAGACAGCAACCCCTTCCGGTAAATGTCTTTGCAGAGCCAATGTCCCATGAAACAGAAAAGAACTTTTTGCTTGCCATTCCGGGTGCGATTATGCGATCCGCATCTCGTTGGGTCTGCTCAAAGCTGAATTTACCATGACCACGATAATAGGTCATGTCATTGACAACCTTACCATACTTTTCAATGATCGCAGGGATTGTCACCTTACATCCGCTGCGATCGTACTCGTCGAGATAGTTCAAATAGTTTCTGACCGTCCAATCGGGTTTTTCGATCTTACAGCCGTCTATAATATACAGAAACAACGCAGCCTCTTCCTCCGGTTCCAGCACGAGCCCCATTGTGTAACTCAAGAGATTAAGTTATAAGTAACCTGCGATGAACAATTCTGAATGTACGCCGATGATCGCGGTCCTTCGTGCGACCTCCAGCTGTCTTACGACATGTTTTTCCATGATACGTCTTTTTAGAGCAACCGCTCTTGAAATACGCAAGATGATGTGCCCAGCCCTTGAAGGACTGGATCGGCCGCCCTACCTTTTTTGACAGGGCGCTCAACAGACCATGCATCCACTTCATGTACGCTTTGCGAGACTGCAACTCAGGTTCATGTTCGGTGATATAGGCAGCATACACTTTTCTCAATTCAGGAAACGGGTAGGCGTGATGCAGCGCATGCAAGAAGGTACGCTGAGTTGCCATTTGCTCGGATTCGGGGTCATCCGGATAGTTCGCCGCGATGGATCCCAGAAAATCGGCACCAGGTACCGCCTTGGGCTTCAACCCCATGTAGTGTGCCTTGACCTCCTCAAACGAGGGATCGGGTCCAGGATTGACAACCGCCGGGTCGTCCTTGCACTGGGACCGCAGCTTATGGTTCACCATGTTGTGAATGTCGTAGAGCCAGTGACCCGGGTCGCCGCGGAGGGTGCCGGAACCCGAAGGTTGGAGCGGGTGCTTATGGACAAACTCTGTGGTAGACGCACGGCAGAACTTGCAAGGAAGTACGTCTTTCATTTGGTTCAGTACGTCGTCGGGGTGCTCGGACCGAAAGGCAATCAAGTGAAATAACTGCCATGCGCTCGGTCCAAAAAATCTAGTATCCATATAGACAGTTATATACTACACTATATAATGATTGGTCGTCTTTACAAGATCGTCAGCACCACCGACCAAAGCTTCTATATTGGTTCGACTAGACAGTCGCTTGCTATGCGGTTGAAGAACCACCGTTCCAAGTCGAAGGACCCCGTAAGACAGAAGACGCCTCTATATGTCTACTTCAATCGAGTAGGATGGATCCATGCTCAGATCGAACTCCTATCCGAACTTGAAGATGTATCCGATACAGATCTACTTGGAATGGAGAAGGCCGAGATATGCGCAGCCATTGCCGACCCCAACTGCTTGAATAAGGCAACTCCGCTCCGGACACCGGAGGAGAAGAAGCAGATGGACAAGGAATACGGAAAACTTCGGCGAGAGAGGAAAGGAGACGAAGAGCGCGCTCGTGTAAGACAATGGCGCCTAAACAATCCAGAGAAGTTCGCCGAGCAGCGTCGCCGAGCCAATGAACGCGCAAAGGAAAAGAGAGCCGCCCAAAAAACAATCTAAGAGATTAACCAAACAAACATGTTGGACACCCGCGATATTATCATACTTACCGCATCGTTCTACCTTGGCAGTGTCGTTGGCAAGTTCTTCTCGGCCCTGTCCGATGACATCCTGACGCCGCTCCTCGCCCCCGCCGCGGCGGCCGGCAAGGGTGTCTCGTCCTTCACGGTGACGATCGGTGGCGTGACGCTCAAGGTCGGTGACGTGCTGTCCGCCTTTGTCAACCTGGTGATCTCCTTCGTGCTGGTCATCTTCACGATCGGCCTCCTCCGCACCTATGTCCTCTCCCGCATCGGCGCTGCCCGCTCGTAAACGGTAAAAAATAACGCGTCAAGATAAATGGTCTGGTATAATCCTTTTAGCTGGGGTCAGCAACAGTCCGTACCGCAGGCATCTGCCGTGATGGAGCCGCCGGTTGTGGGCGCAACACCCGCGCCGCCCATGGGTGGTCGCCGTCGCAAGACACACCGTCGCGGACACAAGGGATCTAAGAAGAGCCGAAGCGGAAGGAAGTCCACCCGTTCCTAGGGTGAGGTCCATACGTAGCCTCCAGCCGCTTCTTGAGCTCAACCGTTGAACCCTTCGTGACCTCATTTGTGCGCTTCCACTGCTGAAACTCAGCATAAATCATTCCAGTCGTCACAGCATCACCCACCTCTCCTGCTGGGAGAGGCGCGACATACTCACGGATGAACCGGGCGATCGCGTCCGAGTCCTCCTGATAATCATTCGTGTAGGCCATAACCTTGCTCGGAGCAGGGAGCTTACGCCAACCATTACCCTCACGATACAGCGCCACGAGATACGCCAGAAAGCACGTTGCCCACTCCTCACTCATGACCTTCTGCTGGATTGACTCGTCAAGTGGCTTATGATGGGGCTCCGTCGGATTCGCAACAAACTTGGACGGCCAGTGCACCACGCAGAGACGGCGCCAGGTACCGCCATCTGTTGCACCCACCTTTGGCATCTCGTTACAACTCAAGAACATCTGTGCCTGCATCTCAAACTCCGTAATGTCCTTGTAGAGACCGCGGTACGCCATCTTTTCGCACGAGGCAAACTCCTTCATAAGTCCGGTATTCAGGGGCACAGCCTCATCGGGCTCCTGCGTCGTAACAAATCGACGACCCTTCATATGAAGAACCTCGGGTGCCGCCGCAGCCGACTTGGCACGGCCCTGCGTCAGTAGAGAGATAGGGACCTTGCCAGCGTAATCACCAAACGTCAGACTCATCAGATTTGTCAGCATGGACTTACCGTTTGAACCATCACCCGTGAGAATGTGGAACTTCTGTGCATCGTTACCACCTCGCAAGCACGTAGCCAGACGTCGGACCAGGTAGTTTCGCACCTCGGTATCTGGCTGGACGTCGCGCAGGAACTTGTCAATCTCCGCCCAGCACTCGTATGTCGAGTACTCGCGATCGGGATCGTAGTTAATCTTCGTAGAGAAGCTGATGCAGTCATCCGGACGCCCCTGACGAAACTCCATCGTCGTTGCATCAAAGACACCATTCGCAAATGCAATCAAGTTCTTGTTCTCATCCAGCTTCTTGCCAAACTCCTCGTCCAGGAAGAGCAGACGGCTCATTTTCATCACATTCTCCGTGAACTTGACCGTCTTCAGTTTGATCTGCATTGCAACGTACTTCATCTTCTCCTTCTCGTGCTTACACGAATCGCAATTTGGGTTCGTCTCCTTCCCTTCGCAAATGCAAGCGCCTGCATTCTCCATCGCAATAATCATAGCCTTCTCGCCCTCGCGAAACTGCTTGCGGACATCCTCAGACAGCAGCTTCAGTAGAGCCACGCCATGATCAGTCTCGCACCACTTGTTTCCGTCAAACCGATACCACGTATTATTTCCATACTTGGCGCACTTGAAGCTGTCGCGGAACATTGCATAGACAACCTGCGCAACGTCATGTTCCGTGCCTGCTTCGGCTGCCTCCTTCACAAGCCGACCAATATTCGTCTTCTCAATTGCCTCATATCCCGTGAAGTTATCCATCTTCGACCACTTCAGCAGATTTCGCAGCTCCAGACGCGCTCCATCCGAGCGCCACCCAAAGGAATTCCACTTTGCGGTAATCTCGCGATCATTGGCGCGCGGATCCTGTTTGCTGAACTCTAGAAAGACGCTCTCAAGTTCAGGGTGAATATTCTTCAAGCAAATACCCACATCAATCCAATCCTTATATTCCTTGAATCGGAACTCGGCAAGGTTAAACACGTGATCCGTCAGATACTTCAGGATATCAGGTGTCAATGACTGACGGTATGCAGTGTTATCCGGAGACGAACCGCGAGAGTTCATATCGCCGCGAACGGCCTGGCGACCGCGGGTCGGCTGAAGGGCATTGCCTCCAGAGACCTTCGCATCCTCGGCATTCTGCATGCGATTCTTCAGCAACTCCAATGCGTAGTCTGTCATCGCGGTCTCTTCAGACGGCGGAGACCGGACCGACATCTTTCTAAGCAGATCCGGGGTCGTCATTAGCGGAACATCATTGTCAATGCTCATCTCGCCCGTGGCGGGATCCCAATCCAAGATATACTTGATCTGATACGGCGTTCCCTCCTTCTTCTTTGACCCGAGCAGGGTCCAGTTATTCGTGTGTGTCAGTGGAGACGGATCATAGACCTTTCGCCACTCATCCGCAAGGGGGAGATCAGGGAAGAACTCCGGCATGCGACTTAGCAGGTTCATGCGAATCGCCTCCTCCACAAACCGGTTCGTCTTGATTGCAGGGACGACAAGGTGAAGCCCGGACTTGGACCGGTCTTTATCCTTATAATACGTTGGCTCCGGCTTCTCTGACACGAAGATCTCCACTGCCTCGGGAATCCGTACAAACTTCTTCACTTCGTCCATGTACGCCTTTGTGAACTCGACCACCTGGTCCTGTGTGTGCAAGTGGTTCTCCTTTGCGCCCGAATAGATGAAGTCCAGATCAATACGCATTGCACCGATCCGCGTACTCTTCTCTGTCATGTGAAGGGGGCCATTGTCTCGCAGGTAATCGCAGTAGAGCTTATAGAACTCCGCGATATCGTCATCAGGAATGCACCATGCGCCCCCTGACATGCCGTTGTGCGTGGTGTTCTCTCCCTTGGATCCCCGCCCAGTCTTCTTCTTATCGCTGTCGGTCTCCTTCCCGGTGCCGTCGAGAAAGTCTTTGAGCTTGGACTTGAGCATTCTGGATACTATTAAGGCCGATTACTTTGTGGCTGGTCGTCCATTTTGAACGCGGATGCACGCTGAAAAAAACGGAAGCGTTAAAGAGTAAGCAGACCTAATCACAATGAAGTTCTGTATCAAGTGTGACAATATGATGTATAGCATTGAGGAGCGCGCCGGAGCCGCATTTCTGACCTGTCGGCAGTGTGAGTATGAAGAGCCGATTACCAAGGCGAACCCGATTGTCTACGACCACGACCTCCTGCAGGATACGTCCATCCAGTATTCCATCAATCCCTATCTCAAGCACGATCCTACTCTGCCTCGGTTCACAAATATGAAGTGCCCGAGCGTTGTCTGTCCGACCAGGGGCAAGGAGTCTAACATTGTTGGCATTAAGTTGAATGCCAAAAATGTGATTTGGATGTACCAGTGTGCAGCGTGTGATGCAACGTGGAAGCAGGCCGCACGGGGCCCCTAGGACCCCCTTGGGGGACGTGGACCGTAGGACCCCTTGGGGGACGTGGACCCTCTTACGACGCCTTGCCGCCCTGAAGGACGTAGAGCTGAGTGGATCCGGTGGCGGGGATTGCAGCGGCATACGCGCCAGTCGCCTTGGTATCCACGCGGGCCAGGTGGGCGACCGGGGCATAGACACCATCGGACTTGGCCGATGTCAGGGGAAGACCGCCGACCTGAGGGAACTTGCCCGAGCTCTGCGTGGTGCTCGTAGAATTGTGAACAGTAGACAGACTTTTCGGGTTGTTCACGGGTCCTTTTCCAGTGTGGGGGCGGACACGAGCCGTACCAGTAATGGCAGCATTGCCCGGTGTCACGACCAGAGCGGCCTGGCTAGCAAGAAGACGGGCATTCAGGGCAGACTGCACCGGGAACGGCTGGGCGCTAGTTTGAATTGTCTTGGGGATCGCGCCGTTGCGGTAGGCCAGCGACGCAGCCTGGGCCTTGATAAACGCAGTGTAATCAGATGCAGAGAGGGTAGGCATTATTAGTGAGTGGTATTTTTATTCGTGGTTGTGACTTTGGAAGCAACCGTGACAATGGCCTTGGTCGGGGTTGCCGTTGCTGCGACTTTGGATGCTGTAGCCACGACGGCTGCAACAGCTGTATTCACGGTGGTCACGGTGGACTTTGCTGCCTTTCCATTCGTGGGCAGAACAGCGGCGGAACGAACAAATGCGGTATAGTCGGATGCAGAGGTCTTAAGAACCGGCATGCGTCTTTGGATAAAACGGACAAAAGAACTACTAGACAGAGTGTAAGTATAATGGATCTCCACCCCGAAGTGAAGCCCGTCTTTCGCGCAGAAGTGGCCGAGATGATCAAGCATCCTCGTATTACGCAGCCGTACTTCACCAAGTATGAGTATACCACGCTGATGGCGGTCCGTGCCCAGCAGCTTGCCGAGGGTGCCAAGCCGCTGATTGACCTGAAGGGACTGAAGACATCTGACCCCATGTTTGTGTGGACAGTTGCCAAGCAAGAGATTGCTGAGCGGAAGTTGCCGTATATCATTCGGCGTCAGCTCCCGAACAATACATCCGAGTTCTGGAGCACGCAGGAGATGGAGGTGTTCTGGTAGGGTTACTTGACCGCAATCGCCACCACAACGGCTAGCAGCATATAGATCAGTCCTTCGTTCCAGCCATGCGCGGCACTAAACGTTACTGTGCCGCCCAGCAGATCCGCAGCACCGCCCGCAAAGGTATGAAACAACGCAACGGCCACAATCACAAGAAGTAGCCACTTTTTGAATGTGCTCATTTCCTTACTCTCCCGAAAGTTTCGCCAGGTCCTCGGCACTGGGAGGAAACAGGAGCAGAGGCGGGACCGTGCTGGGCGGGTTCAGCATCTGAGGTGCCTCATGGGTCGTCATCTTCATGGCCATGGACAGGTCAATGGATTCGGAGGGCGTGAAGCGAGCCGCTACTTTTTGAACGTCTGACGCAATCTTCTGCTGGACGCGAGTAGGACGTGCCACAAGGTAGGCAAATGCAGCAATCACCGCAAGCACAACCACGACCAGGAGAACTGACTTCTTCATTGTTCTTCGGGCAGACAAGAAAAACGGAACTCCAGAGTGGAAGACAAGAGTAGGCATCATGGATTTCCCAATTCCAATCAAGTGCTATACGTGCAATCTCCCCATCGCCGGCAAGTGGAAGACATTTCTGAGTTTGGTCAAGACGTATCGCAAGCAGGATGGTCGGCCTGAGAAGGACGATCTGGTCTACCTCACCAAGACAACAACAGTTACCGCGGAGGGTCGGGCCATGAACGAGCTGGGCCTTACGCGCGAGTGCTGTCGCCGTCATTTCTTCACGCACCCTGGCGTCTAACTCCGCAGGGCACATACCACACAAATCTTTTTCACCTTAAGAGTAAGATGTCGTACAGCGAATACCTTGGCCGCTACAAGCAGAGACTGGTGACCATCACAGACACCCGTCCTCACCGCGATGCTGGACACCAAACCGAGATTGTCCGCCGTCTTGCTGCATCGGGAAATCTGGAGACCCCCGTAGCCGCCACGGCGTGTGCGCTGGTCCTGAATGCGCCTTCTACCCGTGGATCGGCTGGCTTTCTCCATGGTGGTGGTCACAATGTGCAGGATGCGCCGATGTATGCCGAGTACACGGCCGGCCAGGCGGTGGCGCAGGGTGCTCTTCCCAAGAATGCCAAGCCGTCGCAGATCACGAATACGATGCCGTGCCTGTCGTCGGCCCAGCTTCCGGAGATCAATGACAAGCTGGCTGCCGACGCCGAGTTGTCCAAGATCCAAGCGGCCCGCCAGTCGTTTGGCCGTGGATACTACGACAACTGCTGCCCGACCTGCAATAAGGTCCTGTTTTCCAGTGGTTGTAACTGCACGGGGGCATCTCTTGCCACGCAGGGCCTTAAGAGTGCCATCCAGCGCCCCCACACGATTGAGCCGAACGCGTAAGCCGCGTAAGCCGCGTGAGCCGCGTGAGCCGGCTTACACACCGTTTCAGATCTGTAAGTATGCTGACGATCTACACATATCCTATTCCCAAGCCACCCAATTGCTACGATATGTCACGACTTTCGCTAGAGGACAATTTTGTAGATACGATCAAATCCTTTTCAGATCACCAGACTACAGGAACACTTTGGCTTGGGTATCTAGATGGCTGGATGTTGACGCCGTGTGAAGAAGTGATTATGCGCAAAGCCATTCGGACCTTCAACTGCATCGTTGTCTCTAAATTCCCGCATTCCTTCTCCCATGCGTGGAAAAACGAAACTGAATGGGTCTACACAATCAACCCCAACAATGGACCATCCCACACTGACAACAATGGTGGTGCTCTACACGATGAACGTAAAGCTTGATACAAATGTCCTCGCTCATGAACTTCCACTCACAGACAAGATTATCAAGGTGGAGAAGCAGGGCGTCATCAAGCGCGGCTCCTCCAAGCGAGATCTTATCAAGCGCCGGGCAAAGACCGCGGTCCCAAAGCGCACAACGGGCTTTGGACATAACTCAATTACCATTGTCGTCATGTCCGATGGCGACGGCACTCTTCTCCGCAAGGAGATTACAGTGAAAATCTTCCAGAACGGCGTGTTTCATATCACGGGCGTTCTAGACGAAAAGTATGATCGGAATGTGACGACGCTCCTGCAAGAGCATATCACGACCCACTGTCCGGCTGCCTGCACGGGTGAATGGACCAATGTGCGTCGGGTCGTGCTGATGAATTACAAGACAAAGTTGGTGGGAACGACAAACCTCTCTCGGGATGCGCTCTATGCGTCTCTGCGAGAAAAGGGAGTGACAACTGTGTATGAACCAGCAGTCTATCCGGCGGTCAAGGTGTATTTCCCGCAGACCAAGTGGATCGCAAAAGTCTTTCGCACGGGTCAAATCATTCTGACAGGAATGACTACACATGAGGAGTGTGCGTCACTAATGTCCCAGTTAAAGCCATTGGTAGTGGTAAATACAAATGGCAGCACGCGAGCTCACTCCGAGTGAAGTTGAGGCTGGACGCCGCGGTATTAATGACAAAGATCTGACGGCCACGCAGGTTCAGGCGCTCGTTCGTGCCATGGACAGTAGCAAGGAGAAGTGGGCACACCTCAAGGCTAACAAGGCCGAGTATGAGGCCAAGCTTCAGCAGGATAACGAGATCCTCTACTTCAACTACCCTGCTCTTTTTCAGATGCATGCCGAGGATCGTCTGGACACAACCTTTTTTGAGATGCTCGCCCTCAAGCGGAAGATTGAAAAAGGTGAGATCACCGCCGAGCAGGCAACGGCGATCATTGGGCAGAAGCTTCATCGTCGCTACCTCCCTGCCGACGTTCAGCAGCAGGCGCAGGCGGCTCCTGCAATGACCTACGAGTCCTTCTACCGGAACTCTACTCCTTGAGCTCGGTGCGCAGCTCGATCAGCATCTTACCCAGCACGTTCTTTCCCGGCCACTTTGTCGGGTCCTTCGCCTTGGACGTATCCGCCGACGTCCCGATGCCCCAATACTTATCACGAGCCGACGCCTCGCCAATCGGGCGAGCCCCAGTTTCCATCAGCTTGGTCTTCAGATCAGGGTGCTGGATAAACTTTGCCTTGACCGCCGTGCGCATCACACCGTCCTTCGTCTTGTCCCAGTCCTCCTTCACAAAGTCCTTGACCTTCCTGCCCAGTGCCTTCACCGCCTTTGGCGAGGGTGTCTTGAGGATCTTGTCGGCAATGGCGCCATCCCCAAACTGCTTGGCCTTGGACCACTGAAAGTAGTGCTCTACCGTGGGATACGTCACCGAATCCACCTGAAAGGGCGCCTCATACATGTTAGAGAAGACCCGCCACTCACCCTTGCCCTCATCCGCACCAAAGAACAGCACGGGATCCTCCTTGCTCTCTGCCACCACCTTGACAATCTTCTTCTTGGGCTTCGGTGCGGTGGCGGCGGCCTCGGGCTTGGCCTGCTCAGACCGTTCATCCTTGACCTCGGGCTCAACCACCGGGATCACCGCCTCCTGCTTCTCGCTCTTCTTAGGCTTCCGGGTCCTCTCAAAGACGAAGCTGCGGTGGAGAAAGCTGAATGCCTGGTGCTCCTGCGTCAGCAAGACCGTATTCTGATCGGCATAGTGGTCAGCAAACATCGTGCTCCCCACCAGGTCATACCCATGCTCCTTCAGAACCTCCGTCATCTTGGCAAAGGGCACCAGATACTCCTTCTGCGGCTGCTCAAAGCTCTCCAGATGAACCGAGACTGCCTGGCCGAACTCCTCCGTCCACCCCTGCTTGTCATCATACTCCTTGACAAACTCGCCAAACACCTGCGTCCCCGACCGGAACATGTGGCTCTGCTTCCCCATTAGCAGAGAATAGACCGATGCGCCATCCAGGCAGGTGCCGAAGAACAGACCAGTTCCATGCGTCTCCAGATTGGTCGCAAAGGTCTCAAAGGCCTCGTCTGACGCACAGGCATAATGAACGGCCATCTGACAGGAGATCACATCAAACTCCGTGTGTCCGGCAAAGGTGCTCAGGTAGGCCGTGGTGGGCGGAGTGGCGCCTGTAATGATATTGGCATACGTATTGTCACCCTCAAACAGCGGCTTGGTCATGTCTCCACAGATAAAGAGGACCGGAGGAATATACTCGGTCGGGTTTGCTGCCTTTTCCTTCAGGTAGCGCACACAGGCTCCCTGACGGGGAGATGTGATGCAGGACATGGATGCATCAATGCCCACCACCATGGACGGCTTTGTCCGCTTCCACTTCAGGAGATCTCCCGCTCGGCCGACGGCCAGCTCCAGCAGAGAATCCCCATTCTTGATGGAGGAGCGGTACAGATCGTCCTTGATGCGATTGTGAAATCCGTAGACATCGCGCAGAATACGGTCACGCGCATCCAGATTGTCCCGGTAGTAGAGGTCATCCTCAAACGTCGCATCCGGCGGATTTGCCACCAAGTTCCGGATCATCTCCTCGGTAATCGGCACGTGCATATTGGTCCAGATCGCATCGGCCACGGCAATGTCATTGCCGAACTGCGGGCGACCCAGAACACGGTACTGGTGCGTCTTGTCGTAGCGGGTCCGCATAATGGTCCAGCGCCCAATGTCCGTGTCATACGAGCACTCAATAATCGTATTGTCCTGCACGGGGTTTCCCTCGGCATCCACCGGCACTCCACGGTCATTCACGGGCACCGCGATCACGTGCGCATCCGGAGACCGAGGGACCGAGGGCTGAAACGGCGACGGAACACGGTCGCGACTGTCGGCCAGCACCCGCTCCTCCGGCGAAATGTCAGGCACCGCATACTCGCCCGTCATGGTCTCGCAGGGATGAATGATGTCGCCCGGAGTACGAGAGACATACAGGGTTCCCTTGACAACCCGCTTGCCCAGCGTCGTATCAAAGCTCTCGCCATGCTTCATCTTGATCAGAAAGTCAATGCTGTTGTGCGAGGCCGGCTTCCACTTGTAGACAGTGAGCCACGACTTTCCCCGACGATCGGCAACCGGGGCCACCGGCGATGCCCGAGGCGTAAACACCAGACCGTCCGTCGGGTACTCAAACTTTGTGTCAAGGATCTTGCGAATAGCCTCTTCCATGGCCGTCCCCTCGCCCGCCAGGAACAGCTTGGTGGTCACGCGCAGAGGCTTGGATCCCATTTGAGACGTAAAGTCCGTAGGAATGTCGGCCACGAACGAGCGCGCACAGCCCAGACGAGACTTTGTCATGTCATCCTCGGACACGAACAGAGGAAGGCGCCGCACATCACGGCCGCGATACCAATAGACATCAAAGATACAGAACTGATTGCGTTCAGCCAGGTACTCGCCGTCAATCACCGTGCCAATATGAACATCCTTGGTTGCAGTCAAACCGGTCCAAGTGATCACGGAACTCGGCGTAATCCGCAGAACACGGCGGTCTCGCATGACAACGAGGAAGCACCGCTCGCCATCTGCCTTGTTCGTGACCGTGTATCCGGACAGAATATTATTCGGGCGATCCGCGAGCAGGTGACGGCGCTCCATGGTCACGGGATTGACAAAGGGCATCCGCGTCATCTCAAACTCCATTTGGTAGCGCTGAATGTCTGAGGAGGACAGAATGAACTGCGAGCCCTGGAAGGCGGCAATCACAGGCGTCATGTGGCGAAGAAGCGAGGCGACAATCTCCGCCTCCGTCTTGGTCCGGTCAATTACCTCCAGCTCCAGCTCATAGGCCGGCGTCTGCTTCAGAATATCCGCAAAGGTCTTTGTCTGCTTGGTCTTGGACTTGCACTGCGAGAAGTCGTAGCGGACAATGCCGTCCAGACTGGTCCAGGACTTCCGGTGAATGATCCGCACGTGACTGGCAGAATCCATCGGAGTGCCCGAGAAGTCCTTGCGCAAGTGCTCCTCGTGCCGAAGGGTGATTCGGACGCCAGCCTCAGGGACATCAATTGTGTCCGACTTGCCCTTGAGTGCCGTCACGACATCAAAGTAGCGGCGCTTTCGCTCAACATTGAGCGGAACACCCCGAAAGCTTCCGGTTGAGCACACCTTGAGAATGTTCTCGGCGCCCACGACAACCGCCCGAAGCCCGTCAGAATAGCAGAAGGTTGCCCGGTGCTCGTGAACGGGCTCACCGCGAGAGTAGAGCTGAAGACTGTCCGAGATGCGATCGGCAACGTCCTTTGTGTGAATTTGATTGGCGAGAAGCTTGCACTCAAGTTCTGCATGCTTGTCCTTCTTGAGAAGATCTGCAAACTCCTTGAGGCTGGCAAGTGCCGTATCGGAAAGAAGGGTATCCATGGTTCCTTATCTTTAGGCTTGAATGAAAAGCATCCATTTTTTACCTTCGCTCATAGGTCTTGCGTTCTGCTTCGTCTGCTTCCATCTGCTTATGCTGATCAAGGTAAAAAGCGACCATTCGTTCCATCTCTTCCAGGCAGGTATCTGGAAGAACATCCGAGGAGACCAAAACACCATTCTGCGTCTTGGTGAAACTATCCGTATATTTCTTGATAATGTTAAAGATCTGTGCGTGTTCATTTGCATCAAGCCGATCCAGTCTTTCCTTCAGCGCTTCCTTCCGGCTTCTGTTCATCTTGTGCTGGGGCAACAGTCTTTACCATCTTCTTCCTACGCACCTCTCCAGGTGCCTTGGTCTTGGAGACATCCACCGTGACCACCCGCTTCTCCTTGTCGCCCTCACCCACCGGGGCCGCGATCACATCAGGCGCCTCGGGCTCTGCCTCGGCCTTGCGCGTATCGGGACGAATGACCTCCCGAAGCTTTCCCAGTACCACAATGGTCTGGTCGCCCTGCTGAAAGCGAGTGCCTACGACATCAAACTCAATATCCTGACCGATATCGGCCTGATCAAAGTCGGCATTTCCGATATGCAAATCACGAGGAAGCAGAACCTTGATAGGAGAAAGCTCGGCATGGAGACCGATCTTGCTCTTGAGGACCACGGGCGCCCTGAACACCTGACCGGCGTGAGGAAGGCACAGATCGGCCTGAAAGCGAACACTGTAATCCAAACCACCCTTCAGAATGTTTGTGCGACCAAAGGAGTGCTCAACCACCGTAATGCTACGGGGCTGAACATATCCCTCCGGCAGGCAGATCCCTTCATACTTGTGCCGCAGCTGAGCGACCAGACTGGCCAGGATGTTGCGCTGAAGGAACCGGGCATCCACATGAACGTTCCGAGTGAGCTCACGACGTTCATAAAGATTCATTGTGTCCTCTTGTGTGTTTGAATGAAGAGTTTTCGTTTTGAACTACTTCGCAGCCTTGAGGGCCTTGAGAACTCGTGTCTTATTGTCTATCTTGTCATTCTTGATGCTGAGAACGGCAATTTCTTCGGGCGTGTACCAGACACAGTTATGTTCCTCGCGGGCCAGAAGCTCAGAGTAGGTGCAGAGTGGTCCACCTGCCAGACCCGCCGGAAGTCCGACACCATTCTTGTCAATGAACTTTGCAAGGACCTTCATATTAGCCACAGAATTCTGTCCGGTGCCGCACGCAGTGGGTGCAAAGGACTTTTCGGCAAGAGCGCGTCTGGGAACTCCATCCGTGATGGTGGATGGCGAGATCGTGAGCACCCCCTTGGCAGATACGGATGCAAAGAGAACGTCTTTTTGATCCACGAACCGCTTGATGAGCGCATCCGTCCACTCGGAGTACTTTGTCAAATCTCCTCCAGCCAGCTCCATCTCAGGATCCGTGACAAACAGGCTGGTATCGGGAATGCGCAGGCGATCAAGAAAGGGAAGGTCGGGGTTCGTCTCCAGGTACGCCTTCTTTTCAAGTGCCGTGAACTCGTGATCAAAGATATAGCCATTCTTCACCTCCTCTGAGAACCGAGCAGCGGCATCGCTCGGCCACGCATAGGCGTTACGTCTCTTGTCAAGCACATCATCTTCCAGCGCCGGCGGCGGCCCCGCGGCTTCGGGTTCGGGCTCGGGCAACTCAATGTCAACCGGCTTGACTTGACGACGTGTGCGCTCCACGACAGTGCCGTTCGGAACGCCAATCGGGGCCAGGGCATACAAATCCCCCTTGGACTCAAGAAGACTTGGGCGATTGAAGGAATCCACAAAGCGAAACGAGGTGCTGATGGCTTGCTGGAGCGTATACACTACGACATCACGACTGAAGGGACGGAGGGCCGAGAACAGCTGCTCGCGATCCCAAATTGACTTGTCAATAAAGAGCTTTCCGAGTTTGGTTAGGAGTTCATCGCGGGAGTCCAAGTACGTTGACAGGGGACGAACATGATCCGGATCGGGAACGGCAGGTGTTATCTTGCATTGCTCTACATCGGGCGATTCATCAAAGGCCGGTGCCATCATTCCCTTCAGGCGATAGACAACGGCTTCGTGTCCTTCATCGCGGATCTGAGGAACTTCCAGCTCTCTCCAATCTGCAGGAAGAGCCAACTGAATAGGACAGTCCATCGCGGACTCGGCCATGACTTTCCGAACCTTGGCGATGCGCATACCCTTTGGCTCCACGCGGGTGCGATAGGTGTACTCATCAAAGGCCTCACGCTCGGCTTCGGGGCGGACAATGTGAAGATAGACGGTGCAGTTCTGCTCCTTTTCAGGGAGATCCTGGTGACTGCATGTGCGGAGAGCACGGCCCACCACCTGCTCAATGCGGCTCATGTTCCACCAGGGGTCCAGAATATGCACCTGCCGAATGAAGCGAAAGTCAATACCTTCGGCCGCCAGCGGACTGGTCACAACAACCTTGACATTCTTTCCACCTGAATTGGATCGGTTCTTGACGGCATCCAGCATGACGCTGATTTCGGCGTCTGTTGCTGCCGAGGAGATCAGAATATACTTTCCCTTGGACGGACCCGTGTAGCTCGGCTTCTTGAAGAGTGTGTTGCCCCGATACGGCGTATATCCATGCTCCTCCAGCGCCATTGCAAAGAGACGAGCTCCACGCTCCACATAGTTTGAATAGACCATGCACACGCCACTGGAGCTTTCAATGGACTTGAGCGTGCTGACGAATTTAGACGAGTAATTCGGAAGGGTTTCGGGTGTCAGAAAGGGTTCGCCGACATACGTGAATTGTTCCTTATTGACCTTGAAGGTCTGCCCAAAGGTCTTGTTTCCCGGGAACACGGAGAGAGTTGGAGACATCATGGCCGCGCGCCGAGTATCATCCACATCTCGCGCACCTGTGGTCAGAACAGTCAGCTGTTCTCCAGCCGGCTGAGATGCAACCAGACTGAGATACCTCGTGCGGTCCTTGGCTGCAATTTCACGGTTATTGAACCCGAGCCGCATGGCATCCTTGTCGGCAATCACAGGCGGCGGCAGACGGAACGGAAATGTGAATGGACTCTCGCCCTTTGCATAGGATACGTAGGTCTGGCACCAGTCACGAAATTTGGTTTCAGGATCGCCCTTTTTCAGTTCGGCATCAGCTGTAAAAAAGTCAGATGCAGTCAGGGTTTTGTCAAACGGCTGCTTGCGCTCGTTCCACAGAAACAGGTTCATGAAAAAGACAATCTCTTCGTAGGTGTCGTACATTGGCGTGGCTGTCAGGAGCACCAGCACAAGACCGTCGGCAATCTTGACCAGCCGCTCCAATCCAAGCGCCACTGCTGTCTCCTCGGTCGTAATGTTGTGGGCCTCGTCAATGATGATGAGCCGATTGTCAAAGTTCTCATGGACCCACGCTTCGTCAATGTCGGCTTCGGTGCCCGTGAGTTTCTCGTTAAGCCGAGTGCCGAAGGAATTGTATGCCTGGAATTCGTAAAACTCGTTAATGATGCGGTCGGAGGTCTTTTCCAGACGGTCGCGCACCTCGGGATTGGCCCAGTTCTTTGGCTCGGCTTCAATGCGCAGAAGCATATCCAAATACCGGCGACCCGTGCACTGCTTGGAGCTGAGCGTGTCGCTCGCGGCATCCAGATAGACGCGGCTCATGTCAAAAATCTGTGTCCGAAAGTTCTCTTGAACCGCACGAGACGCAATGACCAGCACTTTCTTGTCCTGAAACTCGGGGCGCAGAATGTACTCCTCGGCAATTTGAATTGCAGTGCACGTCTTACCTGATCCTGTGCCGTGAACCATGAGCAAATTGCGGGTCGGAGCATCAGGCGACATGACACGACGCAGTAGCCGCTGAAGGGGCTGAAGCGCATACTCCTTTCCTGACGTGTTACACATCTTTGTCCGCAGGGAATGGAGGGCATCCAGACTTGCAGCGGGCAGAGACGGCGTTTGGATTTCTGCAAGTTCAGGATGTGTCAAGTTGACCATTACTTTGTTTCCCTATTATTTACCAAAGATGCCTTCCTCGCCTCCCGAGCCTCCTCCTTCGCCTGATACAACTCCCAAGTCGTCCTCCATGCCGACTGGCGCGATCGTAGCTACGGTCTTTGCTGCCATTTGGTTCTTTGTGTGGAGCTTCGGCGCCGCCAGTCTGTCTTATGCAAAATATGGGTCTATTGGATGGGCGATCCTTGACTTTTTCTTTGCGACCTTTTACTATCCCTATTACGCCCTGGTTCTGAACACACCTGCGCCGACCATGATGGGCGGCAGCCGTCGGCGTATGAAGCTGTGGTAGAGGCCTACCATGCCATCAAGATATCTTCCAGGCGGCACTCGGTCTCGGGCACAGCGGCTAGTCGCTGATTGACTTCCTGCAGGGTATTGTCCTCCGGCTCCTCGTCGGGGCCGTCGGGCAGACGAGACTCATCCACCAGAATATCCACAAAGCCCGTTCCGCACGGGGGCTTCTGACCAAACATGATGTTCGCTGACACGCCGCGCATCGTATCATACTCGGCGCCCATGGCTGCATTAAACATGTTCTTGCTGGTCTCCTCAAACGAGGACCGAGCCAGAACACCCGTCTCATTCTTGTTCATGCCGAAGCGGTTGACAGCAACGATACGGCCGCTGAACGTCATGCTGTCCACCAGCACGCTCAGGTGATGGTAATTCACCTTTTCCTGAACGAAGACCTCGGAACACTCCTCAAAGATGGCCAGTCGTGCCGCCTCAATTCCAAAGACATCATTGATCTCGTGAATGTCATTGGAGAAGGTGCGGGTTCCATCGGCACCCGGAAACACCATGAGCTGGTACATGTTCGTGCCATCCACATCCAGAACATACTGCTCCTTCTGCGTGTATCCGGCCACCTTCTCATCGTAAATCAGCTCATTCTTCACCTTGCGCAGATGAACGCCTCCCACTCCATCCACGCCAGTCAGCACCGTATCCAGGATCTTGTCCTCCAGAAACCGCAGCTGCGTGGGCGTCTTGACCACATTCTCGTCAAAGGTTAGGCGGAGAATGAGCTTGGACGCCTCGGCATTGGACAGGACCGCCTCAGCCTTGACGCTCTTTCCATCGCCGATGGAATGCATGCACTCCAGAATCTTCAGGGGCGAGTTCCGCAGCTTGGCCTGGACCTCCGTCAGATCCAGAATGTTGCGCGAGGCCATCTCCAAGTCATTCAGCTCCAGGCGCATGATCCAAGGAGAGGCGCACGAGGCGACATTGGCCACTGTGAACTCCTGATACAGTGCCAGGATCTCGGCATCCTCTTCCACCACGGTGCCATTTGAGGGCGGATCGTAGTAGATGCGCACAGACTTGGTAATGTCGCGCAGGGTCGTGCGCTGGATCTCCTTCATCTTGGAAATCACGGCATCCTGGTCATACGCAAACTCGGGCGTCAAGTACACCGTATTGCCCGGGCGCTTGGGATTGGCCGAGGCCGACAGGATCTCCTCCAGACGAGGCACACCGGAGGTAGCGTTGGCCTTGGCCGTACCGGCGCTGTGGAAGGTATTCAGAGTCAGCTGCGTCGTGGGCTCCCCGATGGACTGCGCGGCAAGAGCGCCCACCATCTCCCCTGCGTGGACCAGGCTCTTGATGTAGCGGAACCGAATGTCCCGCATCAGCTCATCAAACAGCGCCAGACTGAGGCGGTGAACAACAATGGCCTTCTTGGGCGCCAGGTAGAACCGCAGAAGCGCATGGAATACCTTGTTATAGGGAAACTCCTTGACAAACCGGGTCAGCGCCGAGACCACGTGGGTGGGCGTCAAATCCGTCTTGGTAGAGTAGGTGTTCGTATACTTTGTCAGCAGACGCTTCAGATGAACCGGAGCAAGCACCGTGTCATTCTTGCGGTAGCGGAACACGGACTTGACAAACATCTCCCGATCCGCAACAATCTCCTCCACCATATCCGGCGCCTCCTCCACCGCCTCTGTCAGAAAGGGATTGACATCATCAAGCGACAGCGCATAGTCGCGGTAAATGTTCTCCAGGGTCATGATAGGCAGCTCGCACGTCTGCGACTCCACAGCCACGGTATCCACACCATCCTCACCGTAGTTGAACTGAATGACAGATCCCGTCACATTGCGAACCGTGCCATCATGCTCCACGTGCTGGTCCTCCATGGACTTCATCAAACGACGCTGAATGTATCCCGTGTCTGAGGTCTTGACAGCGGTATCAATCAGACCCTCACGACCGGCCTGTGCGTGGTAGAAGAACTCTGCCGGCATCAGACCATCCACAAAGGAGTGCTGAACGAAACCACGAGACTCCACACCATCGTCATACCTTGCAAAGTGCGGCAGAGTACGATCCTGAAGCGTATACTGAACACGCTTGCCCTCAATGAGCTGCTGACCCAGCAGAGCGACCATCTGGGTGATATTCTGCTCACCTCCCTTGGACCCCGAGTCAACCATCTGCACGATACGGTTGGTCTTGTCCAGCGATCCAATCACCTTGGTGTTGATGGACGCTGCAACCTCCTTCAAGGCCGACGAAATGTCATCCTCCAGCTGCTCGCCATCCGACAGACCCATCAGGTTCTCAAACTGTCCGGCGTGAACCGCCGAAAGGATCTTGGCCACCTTGTCACGCCCCTTGGCCAGCTCCTCGGCCACGAACTCGCGGGTCGCTGCATTGGCAATCAGATCCGACGTGCCCACCGAGAAACCGGTATACAGGTTGTACTGCGTGACAATCGACTGGATATCATTGATCAGCTGGCCTGCGCGCTGGGGGCCAAAGTCGGCATAGACCACGTGAAGGAGACCGCCGACACCGCCCTTCTGAAGAATATTGCCCTCCGCAAGCTGTCCATTCTTGAGCGTGATCCGCCCCTTGTAGTTCATCATGGGAAAGGCAGCCGAGATCAGCTCAGCGCCCGTCCAAGGCCCATTCTTGCGAACAAAGGGCAGGCGCAGGCGAGCAAGGATATTCATGGCAATCGGCTCCGGCACCCGAACACCCGGCTGCGAGATGCGGTAGGCGCCCGTCATCGTGTCCTGAAACAGCTGAATGATCGGACTGTTCGTGCGGGGGCTGATGATGTTCCGCAGCACGGATGCAATGTAGCGCAGCTCCGTGGCCGACGCAATACTCTGCGGCACGTGCATATTCATCTCATCACCATCAAAGTCAGCGTTATAGGGACGAGTGGCAGAGACGTTCAGACGGAACGTGCTGTACGGCAGAACCACGATGCGGTGAGCCATCATGGAGGCCTTGTGAAGAGACGGCTGACGATTAAACAGCACAATGTCTCCGTTAATCAGGTGACGGTGGACCACGTCACCCTCGCGAATATCAATCGTATCCGGATTGACATATCGCAAGCTGACCGTGCGATCGTCAGCCTTGAGGTAGACCGACTTGGCGCCCGGATGCTTGTCCGGTCCATTCTTGACGTAGCTCAGCAGGCGATCGCGGTTGTAAGGGCTGACAATCTCGGGAAAGGTCAGGTTTGTGGCAATCTCCTCCGGCACACCGAGCTCATCCAGCTCAATGTTCGCATCTGGCGTAATGACCGAACGAGCCGAGAAATCCACACGCTTTCCCATCAGGTTGCCACGGACACGGCCGGTCTTGGCACCAAACCGAGACTTCAGTGTGCGCAGCGGACGGCCCGAGCGCTGAGCCGAAGGATCCATGCCCTTGATGTCATTGTCCACATAGGTGGCCACGTGATACTGCAGAAGCGCCGTGTACTTGTCCAGCACATCTGCCGACTCCTCCTTGTCAATCTTCTCACGGATCTTGTCGTTGGCCCGCAGAATGTTGATTAGCACGTGCGTCAGGTCATCCTCCATGCGCTGATTGTCATCCATGACCACCGACGGGCGAACCGTCAGCGGCGGAACGGCCAAGACCGTGCACATCATCCACTCCGGGCGAGCAAACTCAGGATTGAGACCAATCTTGCGACAATCATCATCCGTGATGCGCTGGAATGCCCGAAGGATCATCTCAGGTTGAATGTTCACCGGCTCGGTGTTTGCATCCACCAGCTGTCCCTCAAGGGTCGCCGCCTTGCCCATGACCTTGGCAATCTTCTTGAAGATGGGCGTCTCGCAGTGCGGGCACTCAAACGGCTCATCCTTCTTGGGCGTCGGGCGCATGTCACGCACCTCCTTGAAGCGAGACAGGCCCGTGGACTTCAGAGTATTAATGTCCTCGATCGAGGCCAGGATCTTGGAGCAGTTCAAGCAAATCACATTGGCCAGCTTCTCCACCATGTCAAAGAACTGATAGAGGTAGACCGGACGGGCCAAGCGGATGTGACCAAAGTGGCCGGGGCAATACTGGTTTGTCTGCTTGCAGGTGGGGCAGACCTTGCCATTCTCAATGACGCCGAAGCGAGCATCAAAGACACCATTTGCAATAGGCTGATTGTTCTGATAGGTCTTATCGGTGAGGACTTCGACGACGGAGCGCTTGAGCAGGTTCTCGGGGTTGGCAATGCCGAACTGAACGCCTACGATAGTATCACCCATGGTTAATACCTCTTACTCTTGTGTGAAGACTATTCCGTTTTGTTTACAACACGTGTTGAAGAGCAACCATCTGCAAATGATTGACCACCGGGAACAGCTTGTGGTGCACTCGGGCAATCCACTCTAGCCACAGAATGTTTGTAGACAGTGTGCTGATCACGATGAGTGTAAAGATCGTCAGCTCCTGTGACGGCTCCAGTTTGAAGAGCTGCAACACCGGGTCAATGAAACTGGTGGAATCACCAATGAGTTTCTGCTCCACCTTTGAACTCACACAACCATTGCAGGTAATGTGCTGGAGCCATACGCATGTAACCAGAAACAGCGTCACTGTCTGAAGCCAAAAGGCGGGGTAGACCAAATGAGAAAAGGCAACCAAAAAGATCAGCGCATATCCCAGAAAATAGTGCACGATGCGGAGAATTTTCCCCTTTTGCGCATCGTCCGTTTCCCAAAAGAGCACCTTGTGAACGGCCCACTCCCAGTGTTCAACTGCCCACGCTTCCATTACTCAGTATACTGCAGAAAGTGTTTGAGATAGAGGACCGCAATTGCCGATCCCATAGCATTGATCACATAATAGGTTGTATCCTCGTGCGTATGGTCGTAGTTGGTGCCGTACAGGTGATCCAGTACGTCAGGTCCGTAATTCACGGTCGTATCCATGTGGTGCCGGGAATGGGTTTCGGACCCCAGGATGGAATAGTTGATCATGTGAATAGAAATCCACATGAAGGATCCCAGCAGAACAATGCTGGTGGGAATGAAGTGAAAGCCAGTTACAGCCTGAAGCCAAATGGGCAGAAATGTCCAAAAGAACAGCTCCCATGCCGTCTCGGCTGCAAGTTCAAGAGACCTGTTTGCAATGGGCTTTGGCGTGCCGTGATGGGACCAAATGTGGACCACGGGATACAACAACACCGAATCCTTTGGAATGAGATGCAGGGTCCGATGCGACCAGTACAACCACATCGGCATGAAGACAACACCGCTTAGCAGGTAGAGTGGATCACATGGATGCGTGAGAAGATACGCACACCACGTGAAGACTGCGCCCATCAAGAGAAATCCATGTTGAATAAAATCGGCCACTGCGGCCCGAAACTGCATTGTGACTACCGAAGAGAAAAGCAGACCTCCCAAAACTCGTCATTGTCCAGCATGCGCCCGACCAGACCCGGTTCATAGGTTTTGTTCAGCATCTCAACAAACTCCTCGTATTCTTCGCCTCGTCTTTGCTTGAAGAGCAGTCCCTGACGAAAGCGAGCCGAGCGTATGTGGCGCAGAATGTCCTTGGCAAGGTCACTCGTTTCCTGTGCCGGAATGTCATTCTCTCGCTCCTCATCCTTCATCCTGCGGACAATGGAATTCCAGTGTTCCAGTGTGAGGTAGTAGTCCATGTGCTTATATTTACTATACGATTAGACGAATACGGTTATTCTGCAAGTCGGCCAAAACTACGCTGCCGCTTGAAAGCACCGCCAGTCCGAACGGGAAGATGAAGCTCGCAGCCACGCCCGTGCCATCTGCGTATCCAGGAGTTCCGCTGCCTGCAAGTGTAGTGACGACACCCCCCGGGGTCACGAGCCTGATGAGATACAGCTCGGATACAATAATGTTTCCAGATTGATGCACGACAACCCCGATCGGCCCGTTGAAGGTCGCGCCGGCGCCCGTACCATCTGGGGCCCCCAAATTGAAACTGCCGCCTGCGAGCGTCGCAACAATGCCCGTCAGAGTAACAAGTCGAATGCGGTTATTGCCAGTGTCGGCAACCACTATATCCCCGTTTGAAAGGACTGCGACAGCGCCAGGGCTGTTAAAGATCGCAGCCGTCCCTATGCCATCGGCATATCCAGAAGAGCCATTGCCCGCAAGCGTGGTGACAACACCCCCCGACGTCACGAGCCGGATTGCATGATTGCCCGTGTCAGCAACCACAATGGTTCCATCGGAAAGAACAGCGACTCCGTATGGACTGTTAAAGCTCGCGGCCGCGCCCGTGCCATCAGCGAATCCAGGAGAGCCGTTACCGGCAAGCGTGGTCACGGCGCTTGCCGACGATATGACTCGGATGCTGTGGTTGTTTGTGTCGGCTACGATGGTTACATTACTTGAGGGGATAAAGGCGACTCCAACTGGGGAGTTGAAGCTTGCGGATGTGCCGACACCATCGGCAAATCCTGGGGTTCCGCTGCCAGCATACGTCCCAACTACACCGGTGTCTGCAAACGTATAACGAATGCGATTGTTACCAGGGTCGGCTATAAGAACTAAGTTGGGTACGGGAGTAAATGTGGTGACGCCGGCTGGATTGTTGAAGCTAGCTGCACTACCCGTGCCGTCGGCATATCCAGGGGTACTATTACCTGCAATTGTGGTGACGACGCCTGCGGGATCGATAGCCGTGTATCCATAATAGAATGTCACGGTTCCTCCGACTGTACCCGAAGAAGCGTATGCCGCATTCAGATTCCAGGACGATGGTCCACTCCCAGACACGTACAAGCTCTGAAAACAATAGTTTGAAAAGGAGGGCTGAATACCGCTGATCCACAGATTCGTTGCCGGCGCAGGTGGTGTAAATGTTGAACAGTATTGTCCGCTCGTCGAGTACGAAATAATCACGATGCCCGTTGAGCCCGATCCCGCCGGGTTAGCGAGAACGCCACCGTCGTTCAGCGTTGCGCCACCACCGCCTCCATTTCCATATCCAGCTCCACTGGTAGCGGCAGTCGTTGCGTTGCCGCCGTTGCCGCCGCCGCCGTAGGCGCTCCCACCTGCGCCGCCTACACCACCGGTGCTAGATCCGTATCCTCCTCCGCCCGATCCATATCGTGTTGCTACAGGGTACGCGTATAGATACCCAGTGCCGCCGTAGCCACCGGTAGTTCCACTACCATTAGCACCTATACTTAAAGAACCTCCTCCGCCTCCAGACGAGCTACTTCCTCCTGATCCACCAGAGTATCCTCCATCCTCCAAGATAGTACCGGATGTAATCGTCGATGAAGTTGGAGCTCCTCCAGAGTGTGGGCTGCCACCACCGCCACCACATCCGCCGGATAGCCCGTTCACAGAACTACCTCCACCTCCTCCACCTCCGGGCGCGGTTATTATTGTGTTAAATGTTGAATTTCCGCCATTGGATCCGCTACTACTACCGGATCCTCCACCACCACCGTATCCAACTGTAATAGAATACGACCCAACAGGTAGTGAGGTGAATCGCGCAAGTACCACATGCCCTCCACCACCCCCGCCACCATTGCCACCACCTCCACCACCCCCGCCAACCACGAGCACGTCAATTGGCAGATTGTTCGGATTTGATGTCAATGTAAAGGTACCGCTTGATGTGAACATACGCAGCATATATTCGCCCGAGAGTCCAGTTGCGCCTCCGGATGCCACAACACTATTGGCGTTCACAGAGACCACAGATGCCGAACCAGTTCCCATATATACGCCTCCTGCGTTGGCGCCAGTTATGCCAATGGGTCCAGTGGATCCCGTAGGCCCAGTGGGTCCAACGGCCCCTGCAGGTCCAGCGGCGCCGTCGGGTCCAACGGATCCTGCAACTCCAGTTGCACCAGTGGGTCCAAGAGGACCGGTAGGACCAGTAGTGCCCGTAAGTCCAGTGGGTCCCTTAGGTCCAGTTCGGCCCGTAGGTCCGGTGTTACCGGTCCAGCCGGTCGACCCAGTGTTACCCATTCGACCCGTAGGGCCAGTAGGTCCCGTAGGTCCAGTCCGACCCGTAGGTCCGGTGGGTCCCGTGTTGCCAGTGGGGCCCGTAGGTCCGGTGGGACCCGTGTTGCCAGTGGGGCCCGTAGGTCCGGTGGGACCCGTATTACCCGTGGGTCCCGTGTTGCCAGTAGGTCCCGTAGGTCCAGTCCGACCCGTAGGTCCGGTGGGTCCCGTGTTGCCAGTGGGTCCCGTGTTGCCAGTGGGTCCCGTGTGGCCAGTGGGTCCCGTGTTGCCAGTGGGTCCCGTGTTGCCAGTGGGTCCCGTAGGTCCAGTGGGTCCCGTAGGCCCAGTATTTCCGATGGGCCCGGTATTCCCTGCAGGACCAGTGATTCCTGTAGGACCTGTGAATCCACCAAACCCAACTCCAACGAACCCAGTAGGTCCCGTGTTACCTGTTGGACCCGTGCTGCCAGTAGGTCCAGTGGGTCCAATTCCCGTCCAACCCGCGGGTCCTGTCCAACCCGTGGGTCCCGTCCAACCTGTGGGTCCCGTCCAACCTGTGGGTCCCGTCCAACCTGTGGGTCCCGTCCAACCTGTGGGTCCCGTCCAACCAATCCACCCCGTGGGTCCGGTGGGTCCCGTGGGTCCCGTGGGTCCCGTCCAACCCGTGGGTCCCGTCCAACCCGTGGGTCCCGTCCAACCTGTGAATCCTGTGTTGCCCGTGAGCCCTGTCCATCCAGTGGGTCCCGTCCAACCTGTCCACCCAGTCCAACCTGTGAATCCTGTGTTGCCCGTGGATCCCGTCCAACCCGTGGGTCCTATCGGTCCAGTCGGCCCTGTATTGCCCGTAAACCCGGTGTTTCCAGTGGGTCCAGTCATACCCGTAAATCCCGTGTTACCCGTGGGTCCTGTCCAGCCAGTAGGTCCAGTCCAGCCAGTCGGTCCGGTCATACCAGTAAATCCAGTGTTGCCGGCCGGTCCAGTCCACCCCGTAGGTCCAGTCCAGCCAGTGGGTCCAGTCATGCCCGTAAATCCCGTGTTGCCGGTCCAGCCCGTCCAGCCGGTCGGTCCTGTTTTCCCTGTGAATCCGGTGTTGCCGGTCCAGCCTGTGGGTCCTGTGGGTCCAGTGGGTCCGGTGTTGCCGGTGTTGCCCGTCCAGCCCGTGGGTCCCGTAAATCCAGTAAAGCCCGTATTGCCAGTGGGTCCCGTCCAACCCGTCCAGCCCGTGGGTCCCGTAGGCCCGGTGACTCCGATACTGCCCGTAAATCCTTGTGATCCAGTATATCCCGTTCTGCCCGTTCCGCCTGCAATGAGCCCCTTTGAGCCTTGAGGACCTACTGGACCTTGAGGACCCGTTGGCGCAGATCCTGTTGCTCCGGTGGCTCCTGCTTTCCCTGTGGATCCAGGTACTCCGGTGGCGCCAATGTATCCGATTCCAGTGGGCCCGGTTGCGCCCGTGGGACCCACACTTCCAGTTGCTCCGGTTGGTGAAGCAATGCCCGTGGGACCGCGCGGACCTATGGGACCAGCAGCACCAGCAGGACCTGTTGCTCCGATGGACGAATTGATACCAATCGCGCCCATTGGGCCGGTGCTGCCAATTTGTCCGACATACCCGATTGATCCTGTCGGTCCAATGGGTCCTGTATTCCCGGTTGGGCCCATCGGATTCGTAGTCCCTATCGGTCCTGTGACTCCAGTTGCTCCATATACAGACGCTTGTCCCTGAGGACCCCTGCCGCCCGCAATCGACCCGCCAGCTGCGCCAGTCGCGCCGATCAGCCCCGTAGCGCCAATCGTTGCACCCGTAATGTAGCGAACGGGTGGAGTACAGGCCGTGGACGACCGTGGCGAGTAGGACACGTACATTATACTTTAGGAGAGACCGTAATAATATATCGTGTATATCGCACTACCACTTGTGCCAGCTCCAAGAACAGTCATATTAATGTTCCAGTAGGTTGTGCCCTGTGTCGGATAGAGGGCAACAATTCCTGATACATATTGAATATTTGCGACACTGCATTGCGCACCTTGGATGACGATCGTTTTCGTGTTTAGCACGTTTGACTGCGTCATGACGACAGACGCTGAAGTATTTGCGGACAAACTTGAGAACGATATACTCCCGGTGTATAGGGTCATGGTTACAGGGTTTCCTGGAGACCCAATACTTGCCGGGCCATCTGGTCCTGTTGGACCGGCATTCCCCTGTACTCCTGCTGAACCGTTTGCTCCTGCTGAACCCTGAACCCCGGCCGGACCTGCAGGTCCTACACTCCCCGCGGGTCCCGTCCAACCTGTCCACCCCGTGACACCTGTGGGTCCGGTCGAACCTGTAGGTCCCGTCCAACCTGTAGGGCCCGTCCATCCCGTCCAACCCGTGGGTCCTGTCGGTCCAGTGGGTCCTGTGGGTCCAGTCCAACCCGTAGGTCCCGTCCAACCAGTCCACCCCGTCCAACCAGTGGGTCCTGTCCAACCTGTAGGACCCGTCCATCCTGTGGGACCCGTGTTACCGGTCCACCCCGTGGGTCCCGTGGGTCCCGTCCAACCTGTGGGTCCCGTCCAACCTGTGGGTCCCGTCCAACCTGTCCACCCCGTCCAGCCGGTCGGCCCCGTCCAACCTGTCCACCCCGTGACGCCCGTAGGTCCTGTCCAACCTGTGGAGCCCGTATTGCCGGTGGGACCCGTGTTACCGGTCCACCCCGTCCACCCCGTAGGTCCCGTCCAACCAGTGGGTCCCGTATTGCCGGTGGGACCAGTATTGCCTGTGGGTCCCGTAGTTCCTGTGGGTCCAGTGGGTCCAGTGGGACCTGTGACACCCGTGGGTCCCGTCCAACCTGTAGGGCCCGTGTTACCTGTAGGTCCAGTCATACCCGTGGGTCCCGTCCAACCAGTCCATCCCGTGTTGCCCGTCCAACCTGTGAACCCTGTGGGTCCTGTGTTACCCGTGGGTCCCGTCCAACCAGTCCATCCAGTGTTGCCGGTCGGACCAGTGTTACCAGTCCAACCCGTGTTTCCCGTCCACCCCGTGTTACCTGTAGGTCCCGTCCAGCCGGTCGGTCCCGTCCAGCCGGTCGGTCCCGTCCAACCCGTGGGTCCTGTGGGTCCCGTGGGTCCCGTCCAACCCGTGGGTCCAGTCCAACCAGTCGGTCCTGTGGGTCCAGTAAATCCCGTATTGCCCGTAGGTCCTGTCCAGCCAGTCGGTCCTGTCCAACCTGTAGGTCCAGTCATACCTGTAGGTCCAGTCCAACCCGTGGGACCTGTCCAGCCCGTGAATCCTGTCATGCCCGTCATTCCCGTGTTGCCTGTGGGTCCCGTCCAACCTGTGGGTCCTGTGGGTCCGGTAAATCCGGTGTTGCCTGTGGGCCCTGTAGGTCCCGTAGGTCCAGTCCAACCCGTGGGTCCTGTAGGTCCCGTGGGGCCAGTCCAACCCGTAGGTCCCGTCCAACCCGTGGGTCCAGTAGGTCCGGTGGATCCCGTGACACCCGTAGGCCCAGTCCAACCTGTGGGTCCAGTCCAACCTGTGGGTCCGGTGGGTCCAGTCGGCCCAGTCCAACCTGTGGGTCCAGTGGGTCCAGTGGGTCCTGTTTTTCCCGTGTTGCCCGTGTATCCCGTGGGTCCCGTTGTGCCCGTCCCTCCGGTAGGGCCCATAGGACCGATTGCACCATCGGGTCCAACAGCACCCGGATATCCAGTTGGGCCAGTCGCACCTGTGGCGCCCGTAGGCCCTGTGGCTCCCACGGCTCCCGTCGCACCAGTGGGTCCTGTTTTTCCCGTGGGCCCCGTGTTACCAGTGGGTCCAGTGGGTCCCATGACACCCATGGGTCCCGTTCTACCTGTGGATCCCGTGTAGGTTGCCGAACCCGGAAGTCCAGCGGGACCCGTGGGACCC